GACAAAAATATTTATGAAGGGCAAAATCCATTATTAAGGCGAGGTGATAAAGTAGAAATTTTTGGAGGTTACTATCCAAATCTAACACCTTTATTTAGTGGCTATATTTCTAAAATTGGAAACAATGTGCCGGTGGAAATATTATGTGAGGATGAAATGTTTTTGCTTAAGCAAACAATAGCACCAAATATAAGCTATGAGAGTGTTAATTTAAGAACATTAGTAGGAAAGATACTTGAGAACACAAACATTCCTTACGAGGCATTAGATGCACAAATTGGAGCAATAAGAACACAAAAGGCAAGTGTTGGATTAGTGTTGCAAAAATTAAGAACAGACTACGGTTTATTTTCTTATTTTAAAAATGGAAAGTTAAGAGTTGGATTAGCTTATTATCAATCAGAAAGTAACACAGAAACTATTTTGTTTGAAAGACAAATGATAGATACAGGCAACCTCCGTTACCTAAAAAAAGACGATGTAAAAGTAAAGTTAGAAGGAGTGATTATCAAAAGCGATAACTCAAGAGAAGAATATAATTATGGTGATCCAACAGGTGAGTTAAGAACAATATTCCAATATGGAGGCACAAAAGCAGAATTAGATTTAAAAGCAAATTTATTTTTAGAACAAATGAATTACACAGGTTACTATGGTTCTTTTTTGACATTTATTGAGCCAAAGGTTGAGCCGGGTGATTTTGTTCAATTGGATTCGTATATTTATCCTGAAAGAAAAGGAAAATATGTAGTAAAATCAGTTACTTCAGAGATAGGAATGGGAGGCGGCAGGCAAAATATTGAATTAGAAAGGAGGATAGCATAATGAGTAATCAGGCAACGGACATAAGAGAGGCTATAAGGGCATTGTCGGGAATGGATGAATTAAGTTATGATACATCTATCTGTAAGGTATTATCAGTAGATGAGCCTAATTTTACTTGTAAGTGTGAGCCTATTGATGGTAGTGCAGATTTTTTTGGAGTGTTGTTAAATGCAGATAAAAAAAAGGGATTTGTTTTAATTCCAAAGGTGGGCAGTTTTGTTGTGATTAGTCAGATGAGTGAAACAACAAGTTGTGTAGTTATGGTTAGCGAGGTATCGCAGGTTTATATTGCAGGTGATGAAAATGGGGGATTGGTAAAAGTGCAAATATTGAATGCAGCATTGAATAACTTGCAAAATGAAATTAATACGTTAAAAACTACATTAAGTTCTAATCTTACATTAATGGGGACAGCATTATCAGCAGTTGATGGAGGTGTAACAACAGCACAAGCAGGAATATTATCTGCACTTGTTTTGCCACAAATAAATATTTCACAAATAGAAAACACAAAAGTAAAGCACGGAAATGGTTAATTAATTATATTTGAAAAAAAAACAGAAATGAAAGATTATTTAATTAAAAAAGGATTTGTAATAAAAACACTTGATATTGATAATTCAGATATTATAGTTTATGTTTTTAATGATTTTATACTTACTGAAGATTTTTGTGTAGCAATAGACACAAACGATGGATTATTTATTGTTTCTAAACCTCTTGAAAATATAAAAGAAATAGAAAATATTTATTATTTAATCGAAAAACAAGTTTTGTAATGGCGGCTAAAGATTTTTTACAAAACAGCGAATTTGATTTGCTAATTGTTGATGGTGATTTGTCTATTGGATTATCAGACGAAGACCATATCATTGACATCATAAATTCTAATCAAGGCGATTGGAAGGAGTACATCCTTTGTGGGGTTGGAATAGACAATTATCTTAATAGTTCTGGTCTTGATATTTTTTTAGAAAAAGAAATAGGAGTGCAGTTGGAGAGGGATGGATTTAGTCAAATAAATATTGATTTTAAAGATAACAATAGTTTTAATTTTTCAGTTGATGCAGTACGAAGTTAAATTTGGACAAACTATTTATGATGTTGCGGTGATAGTCTATGGCTCGCCACAATATGCGGTTAAATTAAGCGTTGACAATGGCATTGATATAACTGATAGCATTGTAGGATTAAGTTTGTATTATAATGAAACAATAAAGCCAAATGTTGTGGCAAGTGCTATTGTTCAGAGTGAGATAATAAGCACACCAAACAATAATTATTTTGTTAAAAGTTTGCAAAGCACTTATGATTTATGTTTGCAGTTTGGTTTTGGTTTGGATAGGTATGTAGATTTTGTTTCTACTACCAATATGAGTTTTTTGAATATAGATGAAAGTGGAACAACAATAGTAGTAACACAACAGAATAAAAATTTGCCAAATAATCTTAATTTTGCAACACAAATAGTTTATGACAATATTCCACCAATCACAGAGGGAATAGGAGTTATGATAATAGAAAGTACATTCATAGTAGGATAAAAATAAAAATATGGCACAACAAAATAGAAGTACAATAAAAACATTTTTTGAAACGGGGGATATTCCAACAGAAGCACAATTTGGAGATTCATTCGATAGTCAAGTATTTTGGGTTGACGATGTAGAAACTACATTAGGCACAACAGATACAAAAGTACCAACAAGCAAGGCGGTAAATGATGCAATGGTATTCACCAAAGATGCAGAAAACAATATTTTTTACAATGGAGTTACTCCGACATTGGGAACATTGTGTCGTAGAAATATATTTTACCAAGCATCAGATGCAACACTTGGCAATGGTTGTCAAGAAAATGTATTTTTCCCAAGAGTAGGAACAATTACATTAGGTACAGGTTGCATAAAAAATATTTTTGAGGGTGGAACTAACATAACATTTGCAAATAGTTTGTTAAACGTAGTTGTTAAGAGTTCAACAATTGGAGGTAGTGATTATACAAACCTTACCAATTATGGGTTTATGTATAACAATACATATCCTGCAATAATATTTGGTGTTGGCGGTACAACTAACTATCACCAATATTATGACATTGCAAATAATAGGATAGTAACAACCAATCTAACAACATTAGCGGTAGTTAATATTAGTGGCGGTGCAGGAACGGTTACATCAGTAAATGCAGGAACAAACATATCAGTAACAGGCACAGCCGCAGCACCAATTATCAATTCACTTTCCGATAGATATAAAACAACATCAACAACAAGCAATACAATAGGCAACGGAAGTAGAACATTCACCGTTGATGCTAACTTATCGTACATTCCTTTACAAGAAGTATTGATAGTTTATGACCCATCAAACCACATGCACGGAAGTGTAACAAGTTATAATTCTACAACTGGGGAACTTATTGTTGATGTAAAACATCACACAGGAGGACCAGGACCATTTACTTCTTGGGTTATAAACTTAGATGGTGTGCCTATTGATGCAATAACAGGAGCAGGAACAGCAAATAGATTGGCTTATTTTACCGCAGGGCAAGTAATTGACGATGTTGCAGCAATAACCGCAAGTAGGGCATTGATTAGCGATGCCAATGGATTGCCAACACATTCAGCAACAACATCAATAGAATTAGGATATGTAAGTGGCGTTACTTCTGCTATTCAAACGCAATTAAACGCTAAAACTGATACATTTACAACTTTTTCAACTATTGGAACTTGGGCAAGTCCTGCCGCATCAACTACTTATTATGCACCTATATTTGGAGGAATAGGAATCCCACTAACAGCGATTACTACATTTCTAAATGCGTTTACTTTTGCTACTAAAATAGTTGGTATTAATGTACAGCACATTAATAATGGAGGAACTCAAGGCTCAAATCAAAATGTAGCTATTCAACTTAGGAATCATACTACATCAACATCAACACAATTAATAAATATTCAAACAAATCAATTAAATGGAGTTTCAAAGATTTGGGAGGATTATTCATTAAATGTTTCCATAGCGGCAAACGACCAAATAGCATTGCAGATTAATACACCTGCGTGGAGTTCACTCCCAACAAATGCAGTAATAAGGGTTACATTATTTATTCAAAGAACATAACAATGAAAACATTTACATTTAAAGAAGAACATAATAATTGGGTAGTAACAACAACATTAGGAGAAGCCTACGTTACTGAGCTTTCACCTATTCAATTTTACGCAAAAGAATTAAATGATTTGCATAATTTGATGTTGGAGGATTTGCTAAAGAGAAAAAACTATTTATCATTGGGAGAAGTCCAATTGTGGATTGAAGATAGTATTTATGGCAGTGAAGCAACGCAAATAATTAATTGGTACAAATCAACATACAGACTAATTACAGACCATTTAAAGACAATTACTGAGTATAAAGACCCAAATGTTTTTATAAAAACTTTGTCAATATTGTATTAATAAATATATTTGTCAAAAAAAACTATGAAAACTTGGAGAACATATCAATGGGAAATATTAATAGCGATATTGTTAATATTTGCAATCAACTTAGTAATAACAATGGATGCCTTTGGAATTACAGCTTTACTAATAGCATTTGCATTAGTGCTACATTTGTTTGCAATGGTATTATACGCTATAATCAATGATTAGCCACATCTACATATTAGTAATGTTTTCAGCGATTGCAAAAGCAGCGATGGACAAATTAAACTTTCATTTTTATGAGAGTATATTTTCAAAGTTAAGCCATAGATTTTGGAATAGTGAATATAGTTGGCAAAATAAATGGAGGGATGGAAAGCCTGAACTTGGCGAAGATTATCCATTTAGTTCTACATTGTTTGTTTTTCTCACCGATGGATGGCACTTATGTCAATTCATATTTTTAAATACACTTTTTTTAGCGTTATTTTTTGTTTCCTTGCAAGATTTTACAACAAGGGAGGCAATCGTACATCTGATATTATTAAGAGCCTTATTTGGGCTTATTTTTGAATTACATTTTAAATACATTTTTGCAAGTAAATTATGATTACACCAGCGATTGCATTTGGGGTTATTACATTAGTTTTAGGAGTTACTTTTGGATTGGTAAAGATAATTTACGACATTATAATTAGGAGAGTTGAAAAACTTGAACAAAATGGATTGATAATTCACGATAAAGTTAAGGAGTTGGAGGCGTTTAACACTTATAAGATTGACCAATTAATCAAAGATTTTGCAGAGTTCAAAGCAGTGGTAACACAAAAATTACACAATGATGCCGGGTTTATTAGCGATACAAAAAATGCTATTAAGCGGATGGAGCCGATTATGCAACACTTTGAAAAAATTCAAGACGAACATGAAGAAATGAAATTAACAATAAAACAATTAACAAAACAACTATGAAAATCGAACCAAGAAATTACACGCAAGGGCCACAGGCAATATACAAAAACGGAACTTATAGAGTAATTGCCAACTATCCCGAAAATAGGGAGGCAAAGCTAATATTAAATGGAGTTACCAAAAATATTTCATACGATGAATTATTTGAAGTGATAACAGAGAGTGAAGCCAATTTGAGGATGTTGGAGGAACAGGCAAAAGAAATGAACGCTAAAACTAATTTATGAAAATAAGCCTAATTTTAGAGAGAGAAGTTTACACTGACAAATCAACAATTGGTAAACTTTACTACAAAGATTTGCAAATAATTTATCCACGTTTTATTTGTTATACATTGGAGGACACTTGCAGAGATTTAAACAGAGATGGCGATTTAGACGATAAGGGAGAAGCAAAAGTATTTGGCGAAACTGCAATCCCAAGCGGAACGTATCAAATGGAGTTTAGATATTCACCAGGATTTAAAATAAACACGCCACATTTATTGAATGTAAAAGATTATAAATACATTTTAATCCATCCCGGCAATGGCCCTAAAGATAGCAAGGGTTGTATTTTGGTGGGCAAAAATCAATCTAAGGATTGGATTTCAGACAGTAGAATTGCATTTAAAGAATTGATGTTTATGCTAAAGAAATATAGCGAAATGGAAATTACAATAGTTGATAAAAAAATAATCCCATTAGCATAATGTGGCGAACATTCATCAAAAATATAAGCCTAAATTCTTTAAAGGATTTATACCATACTTTCAGCAATGAAAAAAGTTTCCTTAGTAGCAAAAAAATTGAGCGTAGCTTATTTGTTACCTCCATTCTTGCTATGTATTGGACTTTCTTTATTTTGGTGGTTCTCAAGGCAAGTATTACGGATTTTATTTTATTTATTTCGCCTCTTTTTATTGCAGCAGGATTTAATTTACTTCAATCAGAAAAAAACAAAAAACAAGACAATCCACCAAATGAAAACTTATGAAAATCAAAGAAAAAATTTTAGGTGTATTAGCAAAAAAACCGAATCTATCACCGGGAGAAGTAGCTAATGAGTTAGGAGTTTATTGGACATCTAACAGAGATGAATACAATCAAATCCGATGTGCTGCAAAAAGATACTGCAAACAAAGTAGTTCGGGAAAGCCGAATAACCCACAAAAACAAGTTGAGAGTTTTGTAAAGGAAATTAAAAAAGAAGTTGACAATCAAAATGAGTTTTTATCGTTAGCAGAAAATGTTACAGGTAAACAACGCAATACCTATAACCTCCCAAATAGCTTAGAAACATATTATGAAGCCTACAAGCTACCAAAAGAGTGCAACGATATTCTATTCATCAACGATATTCATTTGCCTTATCATTCATTAACTGCTTTAAATATTGCTTTAAAGTATGGATTTGAAAAAAAGGTAAATACTATTTTTATCAATGGGGATTTGATTGACTTTTATGCAATTTCAAGATTTCAAAAAGATCCACGCAAAAGAGATTTAGGCACTGAAATAAAAACTACAAGAGATTTTTTAAGCATCCTCAGGAAGATATTTCCACTTGCAAAAATATTCTACAAATTAGGAAACCACGATGTAAGATGGGAACATTATTTGATTGAGAAAGCACCAGACTTATTGGGCCTAAGTGAATTTAATTTGGAGAGTATATTAAAGTTAGCAGACCACGATATAACAATGATTCCCGATAAGCAGATAGTTCACATAGGCAAGTTGACTGCTTTGCACGGACACGAATTAGGCACAAGTATAATGTCCCCAGTTAACATTGCAAGAGGGTTGTATCTAAAAGCCAAAGACAATGCTATTTGTGGCCACCATCACCAATCAAGTGAACACACAGAGCCAAACATAAATGGAAAAGTTGTTACTTGTTGGAGTGTTGCTTGTTTGAGTGAGTTGC